GAGAACAAAAGCTGTATCTCCAGCTCCACCACCACCATTTGCTGCTGTTGCGATTGCTGCTGCAATATCAAATTCGCAATAAATAGTATCGTCGTGCTCGTCCTGGCGGCTCTGCACTCCAGTAGCCGCTTTTATTGAAACATAAGTTGCCATATTAATTCTCTCCTAAACTTTTATCTATTAATTTCCCGAATAAATACCCCCATTTCTGGGGGCATTGACCTTAAATGGTTGTTACGTCAGTAGCCGCAAATACAACTCCGACTGTTCCGTAATCCTTGCTGTTAAACACAGGCTTTCCAGCTTTCGCCATCATTTCCCATGCGTAACCCTGTTCATTACCATAATCGAACTCTTCTTGTACTGTATTAGGTCTTTGTCCCCACGCCCATACAAGTGACTGCGCTCCCATCAAGGCTCCGAAAGCTCCAACAACTGCCGCTCCACCGCCATTAGTGAAAAGAGGAATTCTTTCTGTTTCATGGATAATTACATTGTCCCATACTGCTGTTGCACCCTTAAAGAGTGGGTTATTCTTCCCACGCTCTTGAGCATCTTTCATAGCTGACTGGAATGTAGCATCAATTCGTAAATCATACATTACGGCCGGGTTGACAAGTAGCACATACCACTCTTGCCCGTCCATCTTAACAGGACGAATTCGGTAGGTCTGACCACCTCCACCAGTTTTAGCCCATACTCTTAAAGCAGAGATAAAGTTTGGTGTGATCTTAGAATTAGCCGCTGACAAAGCTGTCTTTGCAGTTGATGCAGAAGTAGTTCCACTTGGAGCACCCGCCACTCCGTCTCTGTAAAGAATCTTTGTAGGACTTGCCAAAAGAGCATTAACAAGCAACTTGTCAATTTTTTCAGCGCCCCAGATTTTTAGCTTTTCACGGCTAACTGTTGGGATACTAAACATTGCCCTTTGAACATCAAGTTTTCCTCTTGTTCTAGTTCCATGTCTGTATTGGCTCAAAACGATTGAATAATCATGGCTAGTCAATCCTTCTTCGTTCCCTTCAAGCACTTGGCCTTCAGTAACGCCGTCCCCAGTTAAATTCGGTACAATCCCGAAAGTAACCTGATCGCCCTGGTCTTTAGTAAGATCAGTTTGAACCTGTACGAGATTATTGTCGGACTCTGACATAAATCGTGATACGAAATAGCTCTCTATTTCAACATCACGAAAAAGCCTTTCCTCCCAAAGTTTTTTTGTTAGTGCGTTGTTTGTTGCGAAAATTGTTTTCATTTATTCCTCTAAAAAATTAATTTAAAGGAACTTTTTCTTCAAAAGCGATTAGTGACGAGTGGCATTCTGTAAGGCAGAATTCAAATCCGTTTCCGACATTTGAGCGATAGTATCCTCACTAAATACATTAGCAGTAGCTTGAGCCTTAGAGCTTGCCGAAGTTAAAGGAGGAGCGGCATTAAGCCTTTTTTGCACATTCTGAATCACTTGAGCAGGACGGCCCTTTAGTCTGCCGATCTCCTCATTTTGCTTCAAAATATGCGCTGCAAGAATCCTACGGTCACTATCTGCCGACTTAAATTCTTTTTTCTCCATTGCCCTCTTACCCATTTGAACTAAAGCCTCTGGAGTCGTAAACTTCCAAGGGTTAGTTTTAAAGGCAGTGACATATTCCTCTGGTACTCCATCGCCCCTAAGCATCTCAGACATATCATCTATGCTGACTTTCTCCGTATCAATATTCTGAAGGAAAAAAGTTTGAGCCTCAACAATTTGTTCTGCATCTGCTGTGTGCTGGTCTATCGCAACAAGGTCTTGATCAATACTTTTAATGCGATCCCTATCGGCCATTGCCTCGCTGGGATTTTCCGCAAATTTATCATCAAGCCCTTCCACTAGTCTAGCCCTGTCTGCAACACGCTCGGCTTTTAGCCTCGCATTTTCCTGACGTAACTGACCAAGCTCTGTTCCACGCTTCTGAATAAAAAGTTCCTTTTGGTTCCCTTCATCCTTTAGTCGCTTGTTTTCAGCAACGATGCCCTGAACTTCTTCCGGTGATAATTGTCTCTCCGGTTTTGAGGGTTCTGCTCCAGCCGTTGCAACTTCTGGAGAATTCACCCTTTTAGGCTCATTCACAAGTGCGGCTGGTTTTGGATTCGGATTCTGACTTGGATCGTTAGATTCAGGAGCCTCGGAAGAACCACTGTCTACTACTTGTGTTTTCTCTTCTTCGGTTTGTCTCGCAAGTTCAGCATCTATATCTTGAATGGAGGCTTCGTGAAGCTCCACCATGTCATCAGATTCATCCTGTACTGCTTCGTTTCCTATATTTTCTGGATCCAAATTTCTCTCCTTTACCCAGCAAGCGAACTAGCCAGTTGGTTAGCGTACTCGTCGGCCTGGGTTATCTCTTCTGCATTATTTGCACTTTCCGCACCATTTGCCAATAGGGCATTTTCTGGCGGTGCTCCAGTCGGGATTAGTCCCATCTCTTGAGCTTCTTCTGGGCTAACCGTATATTGCCCCTTCGCTAGTAAGGTTTTCTTAATCTCCGTGTTGCTAGTATTCGCAGCCGTCTGAGCAGCTTGAGCTGATTCTTGCTCCATCCCTTCAGTAACTTCTCTTCTTAAATCTGCTGGCATGTCGATAAATTTAAGTGGCAATACTGGATTAATCTGTGCGCCCTTAGCCATCATATCAAACAGCGCCATTGCAATTCCAAGCCTTGTACTTGGAGAGAAGCTGCTTTCAGACACAATAACATCGTAGTCCATCAAATCAGCATCAGAAAGCATCTCAATAAGTTCTGCTCTCGAAAACTGGCTAAAATCTTCCCCCCCGACTTCAAACTTCTGCTTAGAATATTGCGAGTTTAATAATTTCATCATTCTCTCTGGAGAATAATACCGCTGAATCAAACTTATTAATAATTTCCCCAATCTCTGCTTCGCAAAAGATAAATTATCAAATAAAAACTGGTTGCCTCCCATCATTTGCTTTTGCTTCTGCATCCACAAAGCCCCAGACTCATTCGCCCCGCCTTGAGGTACTACAACATTCATAAGCCTTTGCAAATTCTCTTGATTGAGCTGCATTATCTGTACATACGCCGCTGGAAAATCTGCACCAGATTCTAACTTCGGAATATCATTCGGACTATTAACCGTAAAGATTGACCCCGGCTTACTTCTATTTTTCTTGAACCTTTCTTTCTCGTTATTGTCTTTAAAAGTCTCGTCCGTAACATAATACACAGAAGCACCCAAACGATTCATGGTATCCATCGCCTGACTTCTATTCTTATTCAATTCTCGTTGTGGATCTTTTGCGGCTTCGACCTTCCCCCAATATTCCCCATTTTGCCTATATCCATAAACAGCAACAGTAAAAAAATCATGCACCGGCAAGTCTGCTGGGTTTTCGTCGCTTAATATAATATTCCCACAAAATTTAGTGATGTGCATCCTCGTTTTCATCTGACTTATAATTTGAAAGCCAGGAATCGTGCTTGCTAACTCAATATCTCTTTTCTCCCAATCGTACGCCGTGAAAAAATAATTCTCCTCTTGGTTAAACACCACCGTCACTGATACATAAGTTTTTTGCGCGACTTGCGCCAAACGATACTGTTTTTTCTGAACATCAATCAGCGGAAAAGAACCATCCACCGTATAAGGAACTGTATCGTCAATTTTTTTAGCTAGCCTGTAATCAGTATTCGTTCCACTTATCCCATTATCATTCAAAGCATCTATGTCTGGATACTGCCCAGCATAAGCCTTAAAACTTCCTTCAATCTCTTCAGCCTTATCTCCAAATAATTGCTTTAACTTTGCAATACTAAACCACCTTGACCTTACTTCGTACTCACAATCAGATAAATCTTCTTTTTCATGAGGCCCATAAACAATATCATCCCAAGGAAACCTCTCAACCTTAATCTCCCCCTCAATGTTATTATTAAAATCCATGTGCAATGAAAAACTGCCAAACCCCGTAATGCACTGGTCTTTAAAAACTTTGCTCTCCTCTCTTGGAAAATAACAAGCATCCAAAATCTTTTTCGTCACAATATTCAACATATCAGCTACTCGCTGATCGCCATCCTCTTGCGGCAGATACCTAATGTCCGTCCTCTGCTCCATCTGATACCCCAACAAAGCATCAATGTTAGGCGCAATTTCATTTATAGTTAATGCCGCCCTGTCAAGCCCATTTAAATTCTTACTCATCCACTCAGGCCATTGCTTCCCTTTGTAAAAATCCTCTGACTCCCTTCCCTTCTCCCTACAATCAGCAGTAATCCCTAAAGCCTCCCTCCAAAGAGACAAACACTCCTTAATTCGCTCCCCGTCATCCTTCTTAGTTTTTTTCTTCTTTTTCGGATACTCAATTATCTCGTGCTCGTGCAAAGATTCAGGAGTCGCCCCAGAAGGACGCATTATCCAAGTCCCCTCCTCTTTGCCAGGATCGCCCGGAGTACCAGGCTGAAACTGCATCCCCATCTGTACAGCTTGTTCAATCTGCATCTGGTCCGGTAAGCCATCCTCGCCAACAGGTGCCGGCATCTGCTCTCCAGTCATAGGGTCAATTAAAGAATCAGGCACCGCTTCCACAGGCTCTCTCGGCGGGTCAAATATTACCTCATGCTCATGACCATCTTCAGCAGGACTCATCC